CCGAACAACGCCGACGTGAGGCTGGCCGCGGATCGCACCGACATCTGAAGGTAGCGGTAGCCGCCGCCCGCGACGCCGCTCATCGCCGTGGGCCGCACGTACAGCGTCACGCGGCGCGCGTGCGCCGGAAGCGTGCATGTGAGCGAGCCCGCGTTGATGCCCGAGCCGCGGCACTGGCGCGTGGTGTTCGACACGGCGAACGCCACCGTAGACCCCGCGCCGCTGCCGCTGATACTCGCCGTCGCATCGGCCCCCGCGCCGTTCGCCGCGACGCAGTCGCTCGCGTACATCGTCGTCACCAGCGCGCTCCGACCGGCCGCAGGCGTCGCCGCGGTGAGCACGGAGCGGCCGGTCGACGTGCCGTCCGAGATCTGCGCCGCCGTCACGCTCGGAGCGGCCCACGCGGGATCCGTCGCGCCCGCGGTGAGCACGTAGCCCGTCGTGCCGAGCGCCACCCTCTCGTCGGCGCTCGCACCGCGGCGGATCAGGTCGCCGCGCGTCGTCGTGGGGGAGGAGCCGCCCGCTGCGGCCCACACCGCGCGCCCCGCCACCGACGTGAGCACGCCGCCGTCCGCGCCGATCGCGATGCGCGTCACGCCCGCGTCGCCCCGCGTCACCAGGTCGCCGATCGTCGTGGTGGGGTCCGAATAGCTCGACGTGCCCGCGCCGAGGGTCGTGCGGATCGAGGTGATGTCGCCGCCCGAGAGCAGCGCGAACGCGGCGACGAGGAGGGTTGCCACAGCGGCGGCGCCGACGCGCTTCTGGATGGTGTTGTCCGCCATCACACCCTCGCGCGCCCGAGCGCGTAGACCGTGCCCGCGACGGTGATGGTGCCCGTCTCGCGTGCCTTCACCCGCAGCCACCGCGCGCCGCGCAGATCGAGCAGGATCAGCCGCGAGAACGAGTTGCCCGAGGAGAGCAGCCGCACGAGACGCGAGGCGGGCGCCACCACGTCGCCGCTCGCCGCCGCGCCGCTGTCGTCGACGCTCTCCTCGACGGACACCCACTGCGCCGGGGTGTCCTGAAGCGACACCTCCAGGATGTACTCCATGCCGTCGCCGCCCGTGCCGGGGGCGTAGGAGACGAACAGCGCGATGCTCCCGCTCTGCGCGAGAGACATCGGATCTCCCACCACCGCGAACGCGTCGGTCAGCGCGACGGCGGAGGCGAGCGTTTCGAGGGGCAAGAGGTCCATTCGCGGGCTCCTGTCAAGAGGTGCCGCGACCGTACCACGGTCGGACATATCCTGTCACACCATCGGGTCGCGATGCGTAGCGCCCGAAAGACTACGGCGCCGCAGCCTCCATGACGTGGATCGCCGCGATCCAGAGCGAGGGGCCCGCGCCCGAGAGCTTGCCCTGCACGCCGAGCGAGTCCTCGGCGCCGTTGGTCGCGGTCGCCGCCGTGATCCACGGCGTCCACGTCCACGACGACGTGTAGGTGAGCCCGGAGGTCGCCCACGGCGATCCGGTCGCATTGCCGACGAGCCGAATCGTCGCCGTCTCCGTGGTGCCGCCCGACATGCGGTAGAGCGCGCGCCAGCGGATCGGCTCCCCCGCGGCGCTCTCCGGCTCGATGCGCCGCGCGCGCACCCGCAGGATGCCGCTCCCGCCCGACTCGTCGAGGAGTGCGAAGTCCACGAACGACGTGCCGGTCATGTTCGGGGTCTCCGCCACGTCGGACACCTGCCGACGCCATGAGAGGTTGATCAGCGTGCGCTGGAGTTGAAGCGCGGCGTCGTCCGCGTCGACCAGCGCCTCCACGCCTTCGGGCGCGTCGATGATCGGCACGTCACGCCCGAAGAAGTCCAGCGGCACCCCGCGACCCGCAGTGTCCGGGTCGACGACGAATCCGGGGACCTCCCAGCCGTGCATCACCAGCACCTCCGCGGCGCCGCCGAAGGTGATCGTGACGGTGATCGCCCACGCAACGGACGGGTCGAGGTAGGACGCAAGGCCCGTGTCGACCAGCGCATCGAGGTCGAGGTGTCCCTCAAGCAGTAACCCATCGACGCTGCGGCCCGGCGCGGAGGGCGGCACGTAGCGGGTGTTGCCACGGTAGTCCTGCGGGATCCGCGCGTCGGCGCTGGTGATCGTCGTCGTGCCGTCCGTGATCAACATGTCGAGCGCGACGGTGTGCGTGCCGAAGCCCGACGTGACCACCGCGGGCGCCACCGTGCGGATCAGGAGGAAGCGCGCGCCGGGGGTGCGGACGTAAGAAAACGTCACGTCGCCGGGATCGAGGATCTCATACGCGCAGAAGTGCGCGCCGGGATCGTCGAGGAGCGCGCCGTTCACGCACGACGCGTGCTGCACCATCTCCTGCATCGTCGGCGGCACCGCGATGCGCGGGCTCTGCTCGGGGATCGTCGGATGGGCGCGACTCTGATGCGACGACACGCTCACGGCGCGTACCTCACGGTGATGTCCACGACGGACGCGCGTTGCCCCGCGGTGTTGCTTCCGCTGGAGCAGTAGGCGCCGAAGAAGAGACGCGCCATGTAGAGTTCGCCCCGCTGGAGCGGCGACGTGTCACCCGCGGAGCCCGTCGCGGGCACATGCGTCACGCGCTGGAGCATCGAGGGCGTCAGCACGATCGAGAGCTCAAGGGACGCGAAGCCTGCGCCCGTGCGGTGCGTTTTCGCGCTTGCGGGTGCGGTGGCCTGGTGCGGCCCCTGCTCCCCCGGTGCGATCGAGAAGACGGCGCCCACGGTGTACGCGCCCTCGACCTCCCAGCGCGCGCGCAGGTAAAGCGTGCCGAGGCGCGTGAAACTCGCCGACGCATCGGGCAGCGGCGACGGGTGAAAGAAGTGCTTGCCGAGGTCCGCGAAGGCGCCGCCCGACTTGCGGTTGAACTCCCGCACGATGTCCTGCGGCTCGGGGTCGTCGGTGAACGTCGTGCCGGGGACCGCTGCCCGGTAGAAGTCACGGAACCCGTGGTGGGTCGCAATCTGCCGGTGCGCGTTCTGGTAGCCGAGATGCACACCGTTGGCGCGAAGGATCGTCCATCGTCCCGCGTCGAGGGGTTCACCCTTGTCCGCCCACGAGCCGGAGCCGCTCGCGGGATGCCTGCGATATCGGCCGAATAGCGACACTGTGGACAGAGTATGTCACGCCGTGTGGTCAGAGCGCAAAGCCGCGCGTGTAGCCGACGGGCCGGGGCGGCGCGTAGGATCACGCCATGCGCTGTGTGCTCCCTTCGATCGTGCTCGCCCTCGCCGCGTGTGCCCCCGTCGATCCGTCGCCCGTCGGGGACGGTGGCGTGGTCGCGGACGCAGGGCGGCGCGTCGAGGAACTCACGGGGTGCCTGCGCGTCACCGCGACGCTTCGGTTGGTCGAGCCCGTGAGCAGCGCGCCGGAACTCTCCGCGGAACTCGTGCGGGTGTGGAGCCGCCCGATGTCGCGCTTCTGCGTGACCGCCGACCCCAGCGCAATCCAGATCACCGTGGAGCTCAGCGCGGGGATTCAGGCGTTCATCAGGCGACCCCGCCCCGGCGACCCCTTCCGCCTCGCCGGGGCGGGGTTTGACCGCGTGCGCTGGACGGACACCGAGCCGCGCGCAGTGACGCCCACGATCCGGTCGGTGACGATGGACGTGCGGGACAACACGATCCACTTCGCGGCGAGCCTCTCCGTGGAGGCGCCCGGGGGACAGCGCCAGTCCGGCGAGGTCACTGCGACGATCACGCCCGAGTGACTACGCCCACACCTTCGCCGGGGACGAGTCCGACAGTAGGAACGTCGCGCCGTCCGCGACGAACACGTAGCGGCGCTGCGCCGCCACCGCCGTCGTGTGCTTCGCAGGGACCATGAGGGCGACGCCGTTCGTCGCCCGCGTCGCCCACGTCGCCCCAGGAGAGGCGTTCAGCGTCACCGTGAGCGCGCCGCGGTCCACGCTCGAAACGGTCGCGTCGAAGGCCGTCGCCGGGGAGCGCGCGTCGAGCTCGACGATCCGCACCTCGTCGCCCGTCGCGAGATACTCCAGCCCCGCATCCGTGCGGGCATTGCCGTCCGCGTCCGACTCCGACGCGAAACCCGCGGCGCTCGACGTGCCGCAGGGGTCTGCGTCGACCGTGCACACCGCGCCCGAGATCGACGCGAGGAGGAACGCGGGGCACCATCCGGCGCGCACCTCGGAGACGCGCAGGAAGAGATCGACGCGCCCCGCGCGGTAGTCCCTGCGGTGGCCGATCACCACGGCGCGCTGTGAGATGCCGCGCGCGCCGGAGCCGTTCGGAAGGAGCCACTCGTCGAGGTCGATCACGTCGCCGATCTCGACGCCCGCGCAGCGTAGATCCGTCGGCACCGTGACGAGCCGATACGGCCGGACCCAGGGGGAGAGCATCGAGAGCGCGACGCGCTCGACGGACCCGCGCAGCCGCGAATCCGCGAGGATCGCACCGACGCCGCCGATGCCCCCGATGGCGCCTTCGGGCACGCGCGCGACGATCTCCGCGCCGACGCCGGACTCCGCGACCGCCGAGGCGTCCACCACGGACACGCTGCGGCGCTCCTCGTCGCCGGAGCCTGGGAGGATGCAGCGCACCGAGGAGATGATCCCGTCGCTGACCTCGCGCATCGTCGCGACGGCCCCGCGCCGCAGGTCGCTCTGCGCGAGCGTCCGCGTCGGCGCCTCCGTGCTCCCCACGTCGCGGATGCGCGCGACCGCGATGCGCCCGCGGTGCGTCGCGAGCGAAAGCCCGGAGAGCAGCGCCTCGTTGCGCAGCGTCGCGATGGGCGGCTCCGCGGGGTCGATCCAGTAGCGGCGCGCGACGTTCCACGGCTGCGCGCCCGCAGCGATCGTCGCGATGCGCGCCCACGCCATCGAATCGTCAATGTGGTCCAGGCCCCGCGCTTCATCGATCGCCGCGAGGAGCCCGTAGCGTATCGCGTTCCACCACCCCGACGCGCGCGCTCCCACGTCCACCGAGAGGCGCAGCGACGCAATGGTCGCGCGCGTGATCAACGCTGCCGCGCCCGCGGTGAGTTCGCCCCCCGCGCCGCCCGGCGTGTACCGCTCGACGCCGATGGGCGCCGCCTCGATCGTGCTTGCGCCGCCGCCCGTCACGGTGATGGTCGCGCGAAGCTCCTCCTTCGGCAGAATCCCGTTGTCCCGCTCGCACGCGAGCGCCCACTGCGTGAGCACGTCGCCAGACGCGGCGGGCGTCGAGGGGATCACCGCGAGGTCCGCGTCGTCGAGGTGCACGAGGCCTTCCAGCCACAAGCACGCCTCGGGCATCGTTGGGATCCCGAGGTGCGCCGTCGTCGTGTCGGAGCCAGGGTCCAGCGGCGCGGCGTTGATCCCGCCGTTACGGCCCCACCACGCCACCTGCACCTCCAGCCGTCGTGCCGACGCGGAGTAGGCATCCACACCCCCCGCAGGGACGCTGTCCGTCGCCGCGACGGACCCGAGCGCGCGCGCGGCGGTGTTCCACTTCTCAAGGAACACCTCGCGCGTCGGGTGCCAGCCGCCGTCATCCGGTGCCGTGGCGTCCTGCGAGAGCCCGCAGAAAAGCCCAACGCCGGAGCTCACCGTGTACCACCATGCCTGAAGCGGGCTGCGCACCGCGTAGACCGCCGCGCTGCGCGAGGCCGTCGTGCTGCGCAGGTTCGCGGTGTAGTGCGCGTAGCCGTAGAGCGTCACCGTGATGGGCGGGGACTTCTCCCCCAGCGCCTTGATCGCGTGATCGATCGGGATCTCCCAGATCGCGCCCGCGTCGCTCATGCGCGTGCCCTCGCCCACGCGGCCGTCGTAGATCAGCGTGGGGTCCGTCACCTGCGTCGCGTCCGCCGAGGCGAAGCGCAGCGCCCACACCGTGACGCGGCGCCCGAGCGTCGAGGGGAGCTTGTCGCCGCCGTAGACGCGCTGGCGCTGCACACGCTTGTAACTGCGTGCGCGCGTGCCCGCAGTGCCGCGGGTGCAGCCGGTGAACGTCGTGCCCGTCTTGCCGCTGTAGGTGATTCGCTCGCGGCCGATGTGCAGCACGCCCGACGAGGCGAACGCCGCCGTCGTCTGCACGGTGATGGTCGTCGCCGACGCGGTGAGGTCTGCCGCGAGCAGCACCGTCGGCATGGACTCTCGCGACGCGAGAAAGGCCGTCACCGCGCCATCCACGTCCGCGAGACGCAGCGTGAGGCTCGACACGTCGAGGCCTCCCTCCACGGGACGCACGCGCTCCTCGATCGTGAGCGAGTCCCACGCGAGCCACGGCTTGCCCGAGGTGCCCGTCACATGCCACGCAGGATCCTGCGCGCCGGTCCACACTGCGCTGGAGATGGTCACGCCATCGGGGAGGAGGAGGTCGTCGCACCCGGCGAGGAGCACGCCGAACACGATGCGGTCCCCCGCCGCTGCCGCAGCCGCCCAATCGATGCGCTCTGCCGCCATCGGTCACGCCCTCGTCGTCGTGTAGGGAGTCTTGCGCACGAGGCGCAGATCTAGCGACGTGTACCGGATCACGTCGGGGATGGTCCGCGAGATCTTCGGCGCGCGGAGCGAGTCGGGGTGCACCGCCACGAGGTCGAACCGCTCCGAGCTTGACGCGCGAACGGCCTGGTAGTCGTGCGCGTAGCCCCAGGTTTGCCCGATCGCGAGGCGCAGCATGTCCCGGACGGACCACACGCCCGAGTGACTCCCGATGCTCCCGAGGTCTGACTTCGCGGGCGCCCACGGGGTGATGTAGTCCGACGTGAGCGCGGGCTCGTCAGGGATGAAGTCGAAGCGCGCCGAGGTGTCGTGCGTCTCACAGTCCCCCACGACGCCCACGGTGGTGCCGCCTGCGGTGATCTCCACGGCCATCTCGCGCGTCGGCGCCCACGGCGCCACCTGCTGGCCGCAGAGGAACGCGCAGTGCCGCGGCTGGCGCGCGCCGTAGCGCGTGGTGAAGCTCGTGGCGACGTTGTCGGTGAACCCGATCAGCGCGCCGAGGGCACTCGAATGGATCGCGGTCATGGACACCGCGCCCGTCGAGGTGATCGACACGAGCCCATCGGAGCGCATCGTGACGGTCATCGTCTCCGCGCGCAGCGCCGTCGCGAGCGCAGCGTTGATCGCGGCCTGGAGCGCCGCGAGAAACTCCGTCGTGTCGCCCGAGGAGGGCGCGAGCAGAATCCGGTACGACCCGCTCGCGACGTTGACGTTCACCGGCGAGGCGCCCGCTGCGAAGGTGAGCACGAGATCCGGCGCCGCCGAGGTCCATGTGAACGGCGCCGCGAGCATCGCCGAGGGGGAGAGGTTGTCGCTCACGCCGCACGCTCCATGATCGTCGAGGGCAGCCGCACGCCGCCCTGCGCGCCTTCGGTCAGCACGTCTCGCACATGCCGCGCGAGCTCGCGCGGGGACCCGAGCACGCCCGCGCCGTAAACGATGGTCAGCGATCCGCCCGAGGGCGCCGCCTCGCTCTGCGTCGCGGGCGGGAGCGTCGGCGTCGCCGCTGCGGAGGGAGCGGACGCGCCGCCCTTCGCCGCGCCGAGGGCCGCGCCAGCGCCGAGGGCCGCAACACCCACCGCGCCGAACGCCGCCGCCGCCGCGAAGTGCCCCGGCGCGAGGGGCGCGGTGTACACGCCCGCAGCCGCCGCGGCGCCCTCCGCGAGCTCCATCGCCCCCTTCACGATCGCCTCTTGCCCGACCGCGTTAACGACCTCCGTGGCCATGTTGACCGCGGCCTCGCCCGCGGTCTCCTGGCCCGTGAGCAGGAGCTGCACGTGCTGGCCAAAGGCCTTGCCGAAACTCGTCACCGCGCTCTGCGCGACCTCGACGCTCGCCGTGGTGGCGTTCGCCTGACGACGATGCAGCCGCTCCCACTGCTCCGAGAAGCTCTCCTGCACCCGCAGGCGTTCTTCGAGGTAGGAGTTCTCGCGGTCGAGGATCGCGCGCTGGTGAATCTCCTGCTCGCGGAAGTCCTCGGAGCGCTGCTTGTCGCGCTCCTGCTCCGACGCCATCCGGTCGATCCCCGGCTGCGCCCGCGCACGCCCCGCCGCCGCCCGCTGGTCAGACTGCGCCGCCGCCGCCACGGCCAGCGACGCATCCTGTTCCTGCGCCCGCCGCATCGCGTCGAGGTCGCCGCCGAAGGGCGCCGCCGCGGTGTCGATCGCGCCCGCGAGCGCGCCGCCGAAGGGCGAGGCGCCCGCGGCCAGCGCGCGTTGCTCCTCGGGGGTGAGGCGCGCGGTGTCGTTCGCGGCGGAGCTGTTGCCGCCTGCGCGCGTCGGAGGCGCGGGCGCTGCCGCAGGTGCTGCCGCGCGGTCGCGAGGACCGGGGCTGCGCACCGCTTCGATGCCCTCGCGGATCTCGCCCTGGAGCGTGCGCAGCCGAGTCTCTAGCACCTGCCGCGCGTCATCGTTCGCAGCCTGTCCAGCCGAGCGAGCGCGGCGCAGCGCGTCCGTTGCGTTCATTGCCGCGTTCAGCCCGGAACCGGTCGCAAGGTTTGGCCCCAGCGCGCTCTGCGGGGTGACAGACGTGTCTGCGGCCCCCGGCGCGAGACGGATATCCAGCGCGGAGGTGCGGCGCATCGGATCAATCTCCGCGCGGATCGACGCCAGCGTGCCCGTCGCCGCCACGAGCTGATCGTGCGAGAGCGCGCTGATGTTCGCTTGCGGGAGAAGATCCGGCGAAAGGCCCATCCCCCGCGCGACTTCCGCCACGTCACGGACGTTGCGTCGGTAGTCCGCCAAGAGCGACTCACGCTCGCGGATCTGCTGCGCGTCGCGCGCGGCCGTCGCGCGGTGTTGATTGAGTTCTCCGAGGTCGCGCCCCAACTGCGCGATGTCGTTCGCGAGGTTGGACACCACGTTGTTGAGTCCGAGGCCCGATGCGGCCATCGCCGCGAACCCCGTCGCGGCCTCGCCCGCACCGTTCTGGATCACCGTGAGCGACTCACCGAGGGTGCGCGCCGCGGGCTCAGTGCCCTCCGCAGCCTCGCGCATCTGGCGCAGCGCCGACTCGAAGGTCTGCGCCCGCGTCGCCCCTTGCTCGACGGCGATTCCGTACTTGCGCAGCCCCTCGCTCTCGCCGTTGCGCAGCGCCTCGGTGAACTCCTGTACCGCCTCCTCGGACGATTTCGTGATGTCGCGATGCTCGCGCGCGTGCCGCGCCACGGCGGCAAGTTCCTCCCCTGAGACTCGCAGCCCGCTGTTCACCAGCGTCTGCTGCGCCCGGTACGCGGCGAGCGCGTCGACGGTGTTGTTGGTCGCCCGCGCCACGAGGTCGAAGTTCCCCCCGAGCCCGCCAAGCGCGCGCGCGTTTCGCTCCCCTGCCGAGGCGAGCGCGAGGAACCCCGCGGTCAGCCCCGCGGCAACGGCGATGGTGCCGCCCGCGGAGGTCGCGACGTCGCGAAGCTCCCCCGCGAACCGCCCTGCACGATCACCCGCCGCCGAGATCTGCGAGCGCAGATCATCGAAGCTCGATCCAGTGCGGACGCGCCCGACCTTCTCAGCCTCCTCGCGCGTCTTCGCGAGCCCCTCTGCGGCATTCTCAAGATCGCGGAGAAACTTCGGATCGACGGCGCCCTCGATGATGAGCTTCCCGTTGCCGTCCATCAGCGCCATCGGGCACCCCCGGAGGCTCGTACACCCGCGGCTCCGGCGCGCGCAGACGCCTGCACGATCCGTCGCAGCGACCAGAGCGCGAGCACGTGTCCGGCAGCGTCGGCGCCGTATCGAGCCACGAATCCGCCCCGGTCACGGAGCGGATCACGTCGTGGATCGTGGACCCCGGCGCGAGGTAGAGCACGGTGCCCGCGGGGAAGCGCTCCGCGAAGGCGCGCGCGCCGACCATCGCGCCGAGGTCGAAGATGAGGAGTCGCACGGTCCCAGGTCATACCCCGTTCCCCTTCGGCTTGTCGGCTTCCCGTTGCGCCGCCTCGGCGCGGATCATGGTCGACCGCGCCCGTTGCACCGCGAGGATCGCTTCCCGGTCCGCAGCGGTGATCTCCCGCGCGAGCGCCACGTCCCACGGGAGCGCAGCACCGCCGTCGCCCGTCGAGGTCAGCGCCATCGCGTCGAACACCTCGCGGGTCCACTCCGACGGCGGGTAGTAGACGCCCTCGAACGGACACCCCTCGCACGCACCCGCAAGGCGCGGCTCCACCGCCCGCCAGAAGCCCGCAGCGAGCGCCGACAGGGCAGCGGGCGTCCGCGACGCGGGAGCGCCCTGCGCGCCGCGACAGCGCCACGCGCGTTGCATCGCGCGGGCGGGGCGTTCCTCGGCGGCTTTCACCTCCGGGGACTTCGCCGCCGTCGCGAGTCGTTCCAGCCGCCGACACCCGCACTGTGCCTCCGTCGCCTCGACGACGGCTACGCGCCGCCCGAGAGCGACGGCAGCCGGAAAGGGGCGAGCGCCCGAGGGCTGACGCTCGCTCTCTGGATCGCCACGGACCCGAGCTCTTCCATCGCCAGCCCCCCGAGGATCTCCTGCGCCCGCGCGAGGCCCTCCTGCGAGAGCGACGGCCAGCGCGTCACGGGTTCGGTCTTGAGTTCCTCGGCATCGCCGCGGACCTCGCCCGCGGAGAGCGTCCACGCCCCCGCGATGACCCGGCGCGCGGCGTAGCGGAACGCCGCCACGCGCTGGCGCGACTCGCTCGTCTCCGAGAGCGCCGCCGCGCGAGCCTCCGCGGTGAGCGGCGCGAGCTCGACGAGCACCGGGGTCATGCCCTCGACGCACGGGATCTCCGCGAGGTCCGCGAGGGCGCGGCTCTCGACGTAGCGCAGCCCCGCGTCGAAACCCGGCGTGCCCTTGAGGGTGTTGAGCGCCGGGTCGAAGAGCGACGCGACCCACAGGGGGCGCGCGGGGTTCGCGATGGGCGAGGGCTTGCGGTCGGTGTCGGTCGTCATCGCATCACCCGAGGAACACGATCATGTTGGCGCTCCCGATGTCCGACGAGGCGAGCGTGTCGCGCTGCGCGATGAGCGTCGCCTTGCAGAACGCGAGTTCCCCGCTCACCTGCACGACCGGCTCCACCACCGGGATCGTGTTGGGGAAGTGGAACCCGATCACGCGCGCCGAGGTGCCCGATCCGTAGACGCTCCACAGGATCAGGTGCCGCGCGGTCACGCTCGCGAAGGCCGTGACCTCCGCGGTTCCGCCGCGCAGCTCCAACTCGATCGTGATGGGCTGCGAGGGCGACGCGACCTCCTTCATCGCCGCGAGCGAGGACACCCCGCCCGCGCCCATGATGGCCTGCCACTGGCGCGGGTAGCTTACCTTCATCGAGGCGATCAGCGACGCGCTCGGCACGCTGGCGATCGACGACGCGAGCCACACGACGCCCGACCCGTCGGACACGTCGAACGCGAACGGCGCCCCCATGTCGTCGGTCTGCGCGCTCTCCGAGAGCGAGAGGTCGCCGGGGCCGTCGTGGGCCGCGCTCGTGCCGCTGAGAGTGAGCTTCGGCACGCCGCCGAACTCCACCGCGATCTCCGGGGAGTTGAACACCACGCCGCGCCCGCGGGTCTGCGCCTCGTTCGACCCGGCCTCGATCGGCGCGTGCTCGACGGTGTACGTCGTCGTGTCGTCCTCGGTGGGGTAGTAGCAGTAGCAGTTGCGCACCTCCTCGCCGCCCGAGATGGTCCCTGAGAGGGGCGGCGAGAGCGTGAGCACGTCGGTCGCGATGGCCGTCACGCGCCGCGGCTCCAGCCCCGACGACGTGACCACCGCGACCCACTGGCCCACCACGAAGCGCGTGCCGTGGCCCGTCGTCACCGTGAGGTCCGGCGCCGAGTAGGACACCGCCGCGGAACCGGCCGCGGGCGTGAGCTCCGCGCCGATCGCCGCGCGCCAGAGGATCTGATGCGAGAGCGCCGAGGCGTTGTTGAACGCGACCGGCGACGCCGAGGCGTTCAGCCGCGTCGCGATGGGCTTGCAGTCCACGCCGAACGCGACCGGCGAGCCGGACTCCATGCCCTTCACGGGCTGCTGGTACGCGCGCCGCGAGGGCCGCGCCTCGGTGCGTTGGATCATCTGCGTCGTCTGCCCCGCGTTGGGCCAGGGCGGATCCGAGGCGATGATCAGCGGGCGCATGTTGCTCGACGTGGTGCCGAACGTGCCCTCCACGCCGATCCACACGTTCGCGTTGTGCTTGTTGAGATTCGACCACGTCATCGCAAGAACCTCACTTCACGCGCACGATCTCGAACCGCGCGCTGTTGAGCCACGCCGCGAGCTGACCGCTCGCCTTCAGCCTGTTCGTCGAGAGCCCGAGGCGCCGCTTGTAGTTCGTCCACTTCGCCGTGTTCGCCGGGATCTCCCCGGAGATGTCCGCGCCGTTGTGCTGCACGCGCTGGACGAAGTAGGTTTTGATCCACGGGGCGAGCGACATCATCACGTTCTGCGGGAGCGGGATCGCCTTCCCGCGAAAGCGCGTGAGCGCGTACTGAAGCGCCGCGCGTCGCATCGCGTCCGTGATCTTCGTGACCGGGCGCCCCTTGCCTTCGAGGTACTGGAGCACCTCCGCGTTCGTGCGCTGCGCGGGCGCGGGACCCTTGCGCGGGCGCAGCGTGGGGTACGGCGCGCGTCGCGCGGCACCGCCCACGAGACGCACGCCCCACGACTCGCCCATGCGGTCGATCACCGCGCGGAGCTGCTGCTCCATGAGCTTCACCGCCGAGACGTTGGAGCGAACCGTGATCGCCACGCGCTACCCCTTCGCCGTCACGCCGCGCGCGGCGCACTCGTCGACCAACGCGCGGACATGCTGCGCGATGTCTCGCGGGTCCTGCGCCGCCGCGTAGTTCACGCTCACGTGAACTACGACCTCGGAGGGCGCGGACATGCTGCGCGCCCACGTGTTGATGATGTGCGCGAGCGCGGGCGCGTCGCGCTCAGGCAACGGGCCGAACAGCGGAGACTCCCGAGACAGGTTGGCGTGATCCAGCCGGATGAAGTGCGCGCCGTCGCGCTCGACGTGGACCCACTGGCCGTGACCGTTGATGTCCCGCACGTCACCCTCCAATCGCCACGTCGACCTCGAGCTCCATGCTCGCGATCGCGCGGTTCAAGTCCGCCACCTTGTCCACCTGCGCGTCGGACGCGCGCCGGATCGCGACGATCGCAGGCGTCGTCCCGCTCCACGCCGTCGAGAGGGTGAGCGCCGCCTCGATCGTGTCGAGGTCGCTCTGCGCGTCGATCGTCGCCTCCGCGAACGAGGAGCGCACCGTCGTACCCACCGCAGCCTCGTCGCGCCCGAAGAGATAGCCCACGCGCATCACCAGCCGCAGCGTCTTGAAGCGCGGTCGCTGCGAGCGGTTGGTCCCCGTCTCCGGCGCGCGGTAGCCCGCGCGAGGGATCGACAGGTCCATGCCGCGGTGAAAGTGCGCCGCGGGGAACTCCGGGTCGTCCAACTCGCCGTGAAGCTGCGCGCCGCGCAGCGTCGTCAGCGCCGCCGTGGCGAGCGTCTGCACCTTCGTGACGACGGCGGAGAAGTCAGCCACTGCGCCCCCAGGAGAACGTGCTACCCGCGCCCTTCACACCGTCGATCGGCTGCGCGCGCGCCATCTCGCGCTCGAAGTCCGCGCGGTAGAACTTCGCCTGCTGCGCGTACACGTCGCCCGACCCATCGCGGGCGAACTGCTGCACGGACTCAAATAGGAGCGCGAGCACGAGGGAGGTCTCCGCGCGCGCGACGCCCGTGGTGTAGGACACGTCGCTCTCGGAGATGCCGCGCTGGCGAAGCGCCTCGATCACCTGCGCGTGCGCGTCGGTGATGAAATCGTCGTAGTCCGTGACCGCGGACTCGCTACGCGCCACCGCCGCCGCGGAGTACGCCGCGAGGGCGACGCTCGCGAGCGTGCTCCGGGCGTTGATCGTGGCGGTCGTGGCCCACACCATCAGCGGCCTCGCCGCGCGCCGCGATCACCAGACGGGGGATGCGCCCCCTCCGCCGGAGGGACCGTCTTGGTAGACGGCGCGGAGGGGGACACGGTCGCGCGGGGATCGTGGAGAGGCGCCGCCGCGGCGGAGACGGGAGGGAGAGCCTCCGCCGCGGCGACAGGCTGCGCGCCCCAAGGACCGACGACCTCGATGGCCGCGCCGAAGATGCCGCGCAGGCGATCGGCCACCCGCGCGGGACACCCGCTCTGCGCCACGCCGTCGACGAATTGCACGCCGCACAGGTCCCCCGTGTAGGAGGGATAGCGCAGGCGCACGAGATCGCGGGGCGTGTCGAGATGGGCTTCGCTGACGGGCATCGGGAGATCTCCTTCGGTCGGGATCAGAGGGGCGCGCGGAACGTCAGTTGGTGATCTCCTTCGCGCGGGCGAGGCCCTTCTCGCTCTTGCTGAGCAGGCCCCAGTACGCCTTCACGCGCACGCGCTTCACGTCCGCGTTCTGCACCGTCCCGAGGTCCACCACGGTGAGCCCCGTGGGCCCGCGCGAGAGGACGCCCATGTCCTCGGCGTCCATCGATGCCTCGGAGAAGAGGCCCGCGAGGCCCGCGTTCTCGCCGAGGGTCGCGCAGTAGACGGAGGTGCCGTCGGAGAGCGAGTTCTTCGACTCGTTGACCGGGATCCAGTCGGACACGAGGATCGGGATCCCGTTGTAGGTGAGCACGGGCGCCGCCGTGGGCTGGCCCATCACCGAGAACTGCGTGCGGAACTCGCTCATCGTCGCGCCGCCCGCGGCGCGCAGGAGCGCGGCCACCGCGCGACGCGTGCGCCGGGTCATGATGTAGACCTTCGGCCCGCCGTTGTCGGTCACGAGGTCCGCGAGCTGGTCGAGGGTCGCGAGGGCGATCGCGTCGCCGTTGGAGCCCGTCGAGGAGATGGTCTGCGCGGTCGCCACGAGGCGCTGGATCCCCTCGATCTCCGCCGTCGACGAGGTGAACGCCGCGGAGAACACGGTGGTGCCGTTCGCGGTGAGCGTGCCCGTGAGCGTGACCGTGGCCCACTTGTCCGCGTTGGACGAGTAGACCTTCACGCCCGCCGTGTAGGAGACGGCCGCGCCGAAGTCCACGTCCCCCGGCGCGCGGTAGGCCACCGTGGTCCCGCTGTGCGTGTACTTCACCTCGCCGTACCCGCGACGCGGGTCGTGGCCGGGGCCGAGGGCGATCGTCGCCGCCGACGCGCCCGAGGAGCCGACCTCCAGCACCGTGACGGTGAGGTTCAGGTCGCCGGTCACGATGTCGTCGCCGAAGCTGCGCGCGATGCTCTTCGCGGCCTTCTCGATCGCCGTGGCCTTCGCGCCCATCATCCCGCCCGCGGCGCCCGCGTCGAGGATGTCGATGTCCTGGTCGATCACGAGGCGGCGCACGAAGCTCTCCGCACGGGTGAAGGTCAGCGCGTTGTCCGCGGTGATCGTCGCCCCGCTCGTGGGCTTGCTCGTGGTCGGAAGCGCCTTCTCGCGCCGGTAGACCAGCGAGTCGCGCGCCCCGCACGACACGAACGGGAGGTTCGCGATGACCTGATCGACGGTGATGATGTTCTCGATGACCCCGGCCGCGACCGGATCCGAGGTGCCCTTGAGGAGTTCGTTCAGAGAGAGGACCGCCATGACTTACCTCGATGCGCGGCCCTCACGGCCGCAGGGTGTGATCAGCGCTTGGCCTGCAACCCCGCGGCGATCTTCGCGCTCGCGGGCAGGTCCTTCCACGAAGCGGTGCCCGCGCTGGCACCGCCGCCACCGTGCGCGGCACCAGCGCCGCCCGCGGCCTTGAAGAACGGCGTCAGCCGCTCCTGCTCGATCTTCGGCCACGCGGTCTCGATCGGCTCCCGGTCGCCCTCGGCGCCCATCACCGCGACCACGCGCTCGTTGCCCGCGCCGTCGTCCTCGACGCGCAGGAGGGACGCGATCTCGCGCGTCACGACCCCGGACAGCGCCGGGTTGAACAGCTTGGTCGCGACGCCGTTCACGCGCTGCGCCGCGACGTTCTCGATCATCAACGCATGGCGGCGCTGGCGCTCGGTCTTGACGCCCGTGTCGAGCTCCGCGATGCGCTTGTCGCGCGCCTCGATCTCACGGGCCCGCTCGCGCTTCTCGCGCTCGGCCGCGGAGAGCTTCGCCTCTTCGGCCTCGCGCGCCTTCGCCTCGAACTCCTCGACCTTCGATGCCTTCGCCTGGAGCTCGGAGAGCTGCGCGCTGAACCGCGCCTCCGCGCGCTTCACCTCGCGCGCGACGATGTCGTTCACCTGCGACTGCGGAAGGAGCTTCTCCTCCGCCTTCGCGGCGCCCGCGGCCTGTCCCGCGTCGCCCTGTCCGTTGGTCTGCGTCTCGGTCTCCACGATCATTCTCCCGCCGCGGCCGTGGTGCCGGGGCCATTGGTCGCCGCGCTCAGAGACACCACCTCACCCGGCGCGGCTTCCGGGAGGGCGCTCACCGCCGCCTGCGTGGCGGCGTCGACACTGGCCTGCGCGCTGAACCGCGCGGCGAACTGCGCGCGCTCAAACGCTGCGCGCTGCGCGAGCTCGTCGTCGAGCCGCGTGCGCGCATCGGACGAGAGCTGCGGAAAGAGGGCGCGCGCGATCGTGCGGCGCGACTGGTCGGACACCTCGGGACAAAGCGCGTCGGCCTTCTCCAGTGCCGTCAGCGCGAGGGCCATCTCCGTCTCGGAGTCCGCCGCGTCGAACCGCTGCGGGTACGCCACGGAGGTCGCGCGCTGCCACTCCGCGCCGTCCGCACCGTCCCAGCGCGCGAGGATGTCCACCACCTCGCGCTCAAACGCCGCATGGTAGCGCGCCGCGCTCGCAAGCAGCGCGCGCTGCTGGCGGAACCGGAACGCGCGCGAGACGCCAGACTCCGGCGCCGCAGCCTGCGCGCTCGGACGCTCCAGATACGCCGCCTCGTAGACGCGCGTGGTGAGCTCCTCGACGCGCCCCGCGTAGTGGATCGTGACCGCGGCGTCGGGGGAGATGAACGCGGGCTGCGCCGTCCCCTGCGCGTAGCGAATCCCGTTCTGCACACCGGGCTTGATCCCCGCCCACACGTCCGCGTCGTCGCTCTCGACGGTGAGGATCGGGAACACGCACCCGCGCTCGATCGATCGCATCTCCGACCGGACGTTGAACAGCTCCAGCGCCGCCGCCGCGGAGCCCATCAGCGGAGACGGCGAGAGCAGATCGTCTGCATCGCTCAGCGCGACCCACCGCAGGACCGCCACCGGGACGCGCCCGAGGTCGTGCGGCATGTCGCCGCTGTCGTCATCGATCGCCCACTGGCCGCTGACCTTGCGCAGATCGAGGCGGCGCCAGGTCGCGGGCGTCCAGATCGTGACCGTCTCGCGCTCGCTCTCCTCGCCGGTGAGCGGATCGCGCTCGCACGTCTCGGAGCGCAGTTTGACCCACTGGAACGCGCCGGACTCGTCGCACTGCCAGTCCGCGAGTTCTTCGCATTCCAGCCAGCGCCCCCGCGTGCCCGGAGAGCCTGCGGGACGCACGCCTTCGGGGCGGTCGATCAGGCACGCGCACCACCCGCAGCGCAGCGCGCGCTCGGAGCCGTCGCGCATCCAACCGTCCACGTCCGCGAGGCCCGCGTCCGGATCGCGCCAGAACGCCTGCACCGCGGGGATCGTCGTCTCGCGCGTCGGCGGCGTCTGCCAGAGCTGGCCGCTGTAGGTGCGTGCGACCGGCGCGACGTGGTTGTCGTACGTCGTCGCCTTCACCCGCGCGGCGAAGGCCTCCTCGGTCTCGCGCGGGAACTGCACCAGATACGTCGAGCCGCGCGCGACGGTGTAGCCCGAAGCCGCGTAGGTCGAGCCCTCGCGCCCGTGCGCGTAGACCTCGCGGTCAGGTAGCCCCGCGAGGAAGCCGCCCGCGCCGTCGATCGCGTCGCCCATGAAGCGCCAATGCGCGGCCCCCAGCGGCCCATCGGTCGCGGGGTTCCTGCGGCGAAGCGCGGTCACGAGGTCGGCGGTGTCCACCTGCGGTGTGACAGACTATGACCGGACCGGACGTATCCTGTCAATCGCGCGGCACAAGGGGACCGCGGCCCACGGGCGGCGCGGGCGGCGCTGGCGGCGGGTCAGATCGTGATGCGGGCGCCTGCGGTGATGCCGCTGGACGCGACGAGCTCCGCGAATGCGTCCGCGGCCGCGTCGACCTTGTCGTCGTGCGGCGCATCGGGGAACGCATGGTGCTGCGCGACGAACGCCGCGTTCCAGGGCCCCCGCACGAGCGCCGCGTTGCGCGCTCCCACCTGCGAGGACCACGGCCCCGCCCGCACGACCTTCGCCGCGCTGGGACGGCGCGTGCGGACGGTGAAGCCCGCGAGTTCGCGCGTGAAGGCGTGCGCCTGATCCTTCCCGGCCTGCCCCGGATCCTGCGGGAGCACCACGACAACGTCGCGTCCGTCAGCCTTCGCGGTCGACGCGACGAGCGCGTGGACCTCGTGCGGTGGCCCGACGTGCGTGATGCAGTCCAGCACCACCCATCGCGGCACCGCGTCCGCGCCACGGTCGCCGAGGAGCACGCCCTCCGTGGCATCCCCGCCGGCGCCGAGGTCCCACGCGCGCACCCGGCGGACGCAGCGAGGCGCGGCATCGAGGTAGGACCACCATGAGCGGTGAAAGAGAGCACCCTCGCCGACGCAGGCATCCCAGTCGCCGTCGAGGAGCTTCGCCCGCGTCACCGGATCCAGCGCCATCAACTGCGCGCGGTAGTCGGCGCCGAGATACGGGTTCTCCGAAAGCTTGCCGCGGATGTACGTTCGCGAGAGCGCCTCCGGCGTGTCGCGCGAGACCATGCGCCCCTCGGGGTCGAACCACCGCGCCTCTGCGTCGGGCACATGGCCGTCGATCCAGGGAGCGAAGCGCGCGCGGACCCAATCGAGATACGGCCCGTCCGGGTTCCCCGTCGCGCGCAGCCTCGGCGGCAGGCCCGCCGTGTTGCGCAGGCGCGAGCCCATGTACCGGTACACGAACTCCGGGAAGTGCGGGAGCTCGTCGAACCCCGCGAAGCTATACTCCGCGCCCTGATAGCGGTGCACGTCCGCGTCGCGTTCGAGATACGCGAACTCGATCGTCGCGCCGCTAGGGAAGCGCCAGAGGTGCTGCGCGACGTTGTAGACGGCGCCGAGCGGCTTGTAGAAGCCGAACGACTTGCGAACCAGCGTCCGCTCAAGCTCCGCGAACGTCCGCCGAAAGATCACCGCGCGGAAATCCGGGTGCGAGACCCAGCGCAGCGGCGCGACGACGAGGTACTCCGACTTCCCTGGGCCCGCCGCGCCGCCGAGGAAGAGTTCGTACGCGCCGCACGCGAGGGCGCGCTCTTGCATCGGCAGGGGAACCCACGCGCCGCGCCCGCTTCGCTCCGGCCGCTGAAGAACCGCGCTCACCCGTCGGAATCCTTCCGCGCCCCCCACCGCCGCGCCGCAAGGCCTGCACCGCCGAGGGCGACAGCCCCGGGCTCGCGGCGGCGCAAGAGGGCGAAGGCGTCCGGGTCGTACCCCTGGAGCCAGTCACGCGCACGCTGGAGCGTGCGCTTTGAGACCCCCAGCGCCTCCGCCGAGGCCTCGACCGTCGGCAGCGCGTCCGCGGCGACGAGCGCGTCGAGGAACAGCCCTCGCGCCTTGAGATCGTCGAAGCCCGCGGGGGCAACGATCGACGCGAAGGCCCGCGAGCGCCACGGAGGCGGAGGGGGTGCGTTCATCGTGCCATACGCTAGCACGATGCACGGAGATGGCGGAAGCGCGGCGCCGCCCGTCACCAGCGCCACCCCTTCGCCGTGCGCGTGACGACGTACTCCAGCGCGCCCGAGCCGTCGACGCGATAGAGCACCGCGTCCCAATCCTTGCCCGCCTCGTCGCGCAGGCGCGTCGCCGCAGCGCGTGCGGCGACGATCCCTGCGGCATCGAGGGTGACGTCGTAGCTCCCGAAGCCGGGGTTGCGCAACGTGATCGTGTAGACCGTCATCGTCGTCTCTCCTGCCCTCGCGGGCGTCTGCGGCGTGTCGTGCGCCGTCGCAGACCCTCCGCGCGGGAGAGCCTGCGACGGGGCGCGGCCCCGAGCTCTCAGACCTCTTCGCGCCCGTCCCAGGGGCGCACGAGGCGCACGCGACGGGCCGCGAAGCCGTGCGCGCCAATCGAAGTCTGCCCCTCGCATTCGACGATCCAGACGCGCGTGCGAACGCCGGGACGGATGCGGCGACAGAGCGCGCGCCAGAACTTCACCTGGTCGCAGCCGCAGACGTGAAGGCCGTTCGCGCGATACGCGATCGGACCCGCCACGCGCTGCCACGCACCCGGCGTCCACGCGCCATCGGCGCCCTGCGTCGGGAGATCCCACTGCGTATCGCCGTGGATCGGGCTCTTGCCGGAGATCGTGAGCGCCTTGAGTGCCATCGTCGTCGCCATGCACAGAGCTAGTGCATGCATGGTGCCACTTAGCGGCGCCGTGCATTGCGGCGCGAAGTGATGCGTTTTCAGCATGTTGCGCGCATCGGCCCTCGCGTGCATGGTGACACTTTTTGTCATTGCCTCAACCGGCGCGCGCGCGAGCTCCCTGCGAAGTCTCGTGAATCCAAGCGGTTGTGTGCATGGTGACAAGAATGGTCACGCATGACTGACAAACTTTGTCACCATGCACCGCTGCCGCGTGCTGAAACCCCATGAAACCGGGCATTCTGCACAATGACGCTCGCTGGCACTATGCATGCAACACACTCCGGCATGAACCCCACGGAACTCGCCGCCCTCGACGCCTGGATCACCCGCAGCCCCGACCCCGAGATCTGCGCGCCCTGCGCGATCTGCGAGGAGGAGAGCAACGAGCTCGACGCCGCCGAGCACTGCCCCGAGTGCGCCCAATACGTGATCGACTACCGCCGCGCGCGGGCGATCACCGAGCCCGCGTTGCTCATCATCTCCACGCCGGTCAGCGACCCGATTCACGCCGCGAACCTCCGCCACGGAGGGAGCGAGCGCCCCTTGCGCTTCCTGCGCACGGCCGACGGTCGCGTCTCCCAGCAGGTGTCGCTGTGATCGCTTCGGACTACACCGCCGCACCGGCCACCGCCCTCGTCGCCGCGCGCTGCGCCGCCTGCGGGCGCGCGCTGCTCGACGCCGTGAGCGTCGAGGTCGGGATGGGCCCCACCTGCCGCGGGCGAGCGGGCCTCGACGGCGAGGGGACCGGCGCCAATTGGGAGACCGCGCGGGCGCTGCTCTCGGGCGCCGTGACGGTTGCGGAGTTCGACGCGCGCGCGACCGCCAACCGCGTCGTGCACCGCATCGCCGCGGACCAGAACAGCGCCGCCGTCCCCGCGCTCCTCGCGGCCCTGCGCGCTCTCGGCTTCGCGGGCGTCGAGAGCGCGATCCGCGAGCACATGGACCTCGGCATCCCCACCGTGACCGTCGCCGCCGAGGGCGACCGCTACGCGGTGACCTTCGCAGGCCTCGACAACGCGACCTTCGCCGCCGTCGTCGCGGCGCTCCGGGGCGTCCCCGGGCGGCGCTTCGATGGTGCGCGCCGCGCCAACATCGTCCCCACCGCCGCGCGCCGCGAGCTCTGGGGCGCGCTAACGACCGCGCTTCCGTCGGGCGCGCAGATCACCGGACCGAACGGAACGCACACCGTCGCCCGCCGCGCCGAGGCAGCGTGAACTACGCCGTCCGCCAGAGCGTCGAGGGCGGCGCGCTGCGCCTCGTGATCGAAACCGCCGACGAGGGCGAGGCGATGGCAATCTACACCATCGCCCGCCTCGGAGCGCGCCGCGGCGTCTACACCGAAATCACACGCGGCGACGAACTGGTCGACGCCGAAATCTCCGAGCGACGCTTCACCTTCAAGGCCGTGCGCCGTGCGCCGCGCCAGCCCTCGCTGTTCTAGCCAGCCGCGCCCCGAGAGCGGAACGTGAACCCGCCCGGACGCGGGGCGACGTCCCACCGCGCGCCGCAGCACCCGCAGCGCGGCACGATCCCGCGCGGGTAGCCCGCCACGCACGCGAAGGCCGCATAGGTCACCGCTGCGGCGCAGCACCCGCTCACGGCTCTTTCTCCGCGGGCGCGTAGATCACCAGCGACTGCACCTCCCCGGTGCTCACCTGCACCGCGGTCGATGGGCGCGAGCCCCAGCGATCCGGATAGCGGCGCTCCAGCAGCTTGAACGCAAGCTCCGGGCGCTCCGCCGCCGCCTTGCGGATCCCGGTCACGAGCCCCGCCTCCGCCTCCGCCGCCGCTTCCGCGCAGGCGTCCGCGAACCCTACAAGCCACAACTCCGGGTCCTGCGTCGGATCCGCGATGCACGCGAGCACGCGGCAAAACCGCTCCAGCGCCGGACGCGTCGGAAGCAACCCGCCGCCCCACACCGGCAAGCCGCGGCGCGCAATCGTCGTCCCGCGCAGCCGCCACCGCTCCACCGCCTGCGGCGTGATCCCGCATGCCTGCGCCGCAGGCGTCGGATAGTTCCCCGCGCGCAAAAGCGCCACGAACTTCACGCACGCAGGCCCGTCAAAACGCCAGCGGCGCCCGCGCAGGTCCACCGTCAGCACCTCAAGCGCCGTCCGCGGCGGGCGCTTCTCCTTCTCGCTCACGGGCCCTCCATCATCGCGTCCAGGTCGAGCCCCAGCGCGCCTGCGTCGCCCAGCGACGCCAACATGTCATCGAGGTCGTCCGACGGCGACGAGGGAAGACCACCCGCCGCGAGACCACCCCCGAGCGCGGCCTTGAACCCCTCGTGAAACTGCGCGCCGACCACGGACTCCAGACCCGCCGGGGTGTGCGCCATCATCCAGCGCGTGAGCTCCTCCCAGTGCGCGAAAAGTTCGGGCTCGTCCTCGACGCTGAAATGCTCGAAACGCCGGTTGATGTTGAAGTTCATCGACGACTGAATCACCAGCCGCAGCGCACCCGTGCGCACAAGCACCACCTTCGCGTGGTTGTTGGTCGCGTAGATCGCGTGCCCGAGGCTATCCCGAAGCAGGGGAACCCACTCCGGGTGACGCGCGGGAAAGCTGCGATCGAAGAGCACCGCTAGCTCTCGGATGAGCCCATCGGCGCGCATCTCCGCAATCATCCTCGCGTCGTCCGGCGCCATCGACCACGCCCAGGCCATCACGTCCGCGGCGCCGTGCGCCGGTACGACCCGCCGCAGCACCGCGCCGAGAAGCTCCGTGAGCCCGAACTGCCCTTTCGTCACCCCGACGATCCGCGCCCCGGGACCGAGTCCCTCCACGCATTCCGACGCAGGACCCGCCGCGTTCGCCACGAACTCCGCGCGGCGCGGCTTGAGCACAACGGTCGCCTGCGGAGATTTCTCCAGCGCAGGCACGGAATATGCGGAGCTTGTTTTCTCGCGCCCCCGTCGCCCACACCGCGCGCTCACGTCGTCACCTCGCGCCCGTCCGCATCGCGCGGCCCTGCGTCCAGCGTGGCGGAGACGGTCGTGGACCCATCGGGGTACAGGGCGCGGGTGATGACCTCGCACGCGCGCCCCGCCGCGAGGTGCGACAGGCACCCGATGTGACGGTCCACCTCGACGAGCGCGGCGCGCAGGCGCCGCACCTCCGCGACCAGCGCCACGCGGTCCATCGTCGCGGCGTCGTGCTGCGCCGGGATCATCGCCGC